TTATGAGAAAAAGGACGAACCATTACCGGGCGTCTGCCGTATGTGCGGAACACGCCGGGAAAACAGCCGGGCGATCACGCGGGACATCTGGCGGGTGACCGCTTCGGCGGCTCCGGAGGATTGGACAATCTGGTATCGCAGTACTGGCTCGTGAACCTGAGTTCCTACAGGAAATTGGAAAACGATTGGAACAAGGCAATACAGGCCGGGAAAACAGTAGACGTAAATGTCCATGTTGAGTACGCGGGGGACGATTTGCGACCGAGCGTATTTTACATAAAATATTTTATTGATGGAGTAGAGTATAGTCGGCGTATCACGAATGATCTTTGGGGAGGAATGGGATTATGAACATTGGAGAATTGGAAAAAAACCTGAAAGCTCGCAACAAAAAAGCTGCGGCAGAAGGGCGTCCGTTTGAGGATCTGTTTTCTGCCTACCAGAGTGAAATGATCCGGCAGAGCATTGCCCTTTCAGAAAACCGTGCGGAAAAGGTTTATATTTATTCCGACCTTGAGGACGGAGCGATGATGGCAAGGCCCGCTTTCCGGATTGATGGGAAGTTCTATCCGGATTACGAATGGGATAAAGCCATACGTGAAGGAAAAGAGTCCTCTTCTCTTTCCAGAAATGACAAGAGCGATATACGTTGGACAATCCTTGGCTATGCTTACGCAGTCCGCGAGCTGTGTCTGGAATACAAAAGGGCGATGCCGACGGTGATCAAGATCGTGTATGATGCCAAGACGCGGCAAGTAAGAGCGCAGTACAGCTATGAGCGCTTGAAGCCCTTGAATGAATATGCTGACGAAGCCCGCTGCCGCATGTGGTTCGATGAAATACGGGCAAAGAATCTGTAAAACCAAATCACCGCGCTGCGCCGCCGGAGGGAGACCCCCGGCGGCGTTTTTATATCTGGCATTATCACGGAACGTGTGCAGCCCGGGCGCGGGAAATGGCAAAAGAGCAATTTGCGTTAGCGAAAGACCATGCATATTCAATGGATACACGATTCGTGAAAAACGACGAAAAAGCTGCCATTCACGAATCGTGTTTCCATGCTACCATTTAATCACCGTAAGGGAATACGCGGGCCGGGGCGAACACTGGCGGAAAGGAGTCCGAGATGGACGAAAACGAAAGATCGGAAGAGATCGGGGAGGTCGTGCCTCCCGCGGAGGACGGCTCGGCGGAGCAGAGGGACAGCGCTCCCACGCCGCAGAGCCATGAGGACAATCGCCGTTTCCAGGCGGCGAGACTGGGGGGCGAACGCGCCGGATACGAACGGGCGATGCGCGAGCTGGCCGGACGTGAGAGCGAGCGGCGCTCACGCGAGGAGGAGCAGATGCGCTTTATTGCCGACGATGCGCGCGAGTTTGCCCGCCGGTATCCGGAGGCGGATCTCGCGGGGCTGGACGCTTCGGAGAGCTTTCGCCGTTTCTGCGGCAGCCGCTACGGCAGAGAGCCGCTGAGCGAGCTGTACGCGGATTATCTGGAGGTTGCCGGCGGCGCGCTGCGGGCTGCGCAGGTGAGAAGGGAAAGCCGGGCTGCACGGTCTACGGGCAGCGGCGGCAGCGGGGCCTATGAGGCGCTCAACGCCCGGCAGCAGTCGGAGCTGGACGCGTGGAACCGCGCGTTTCCGCAGATGAAAATGTCGGCTCGCGAGTATCTGAGCCGAAACAAATGAACGGGAAAGGAGACAAAACATGAGACCCATCCAGAATGCGGGCGGCGAAGAGACGATCCGTGAGCGCAGCTACCCGGTGGCAAAAGCCACGGCGATCACCGCCGGACAGGTGGTGCAGCTTTCCGGAGGCAAAGTCGTTCCGGCGGCTGCCGCGCAGACCGCTGCCATACTCGGCATCGCCGGAGAGGACCACAGCGGCGCGGCGGACATCCTCAATCCGCGCGCGGACGGGGACGAGATCCTCGTCTGCGACAATCCGGGGCTGATCTTTGAATGTCCCGTGCCGACGATCAGGGCCGCGAGCGGCAGCGCCGCGACGCTCGTTCCGGCAAGCGGGGATATTGCTGCCGGCGCGGCGGACGACGCCTACAACGCCGCGGTGCTCGTACTCAAAAGCAAGGCCGCGGGCAGCAGCAACAGCGATAAGCCCGGCACGCGCCGCGCCGTGACGGACTATGCGAAGAGCGGCACGGTGCTCACGCTTGAGACCGGCGGCACACCTGCTGCCGGGGACGAGTATGAGTTCTACCCTACGCTCGGCAGCACCGTGTGCGCGCTCAACGCCAAGGCTACGGCGCTCGTTGTGAGCGCGACCGGCGCCACGGCGGTGCGCTGCATCGGCCACGATTATGAGCGTCACACGATCCGCTGCATCGCCGCGGCGCATACGCTCGCGGCAAAATCCTGAAAAACGAAAACAGAAAAGGAGAAAATGAATCAATGAGCAGCACTTTCAAAAACTGGACCAGCGACAACTATGCGTTCGTGGGCAAGGCGTTCGACTTTGCTTACGCCGACCGCCTCAATAAGCTCTCGCCCGTCGTGGGCGAGGTGAACGCCAAGAGCATCGACTACGAGCTGACCGGCTCCGGCGGCTACGGCGAAGCGCCCCGCTACGACGGCGAGAATCTCAACGAGGGCAGTCTCAAGCGCGGCTTTAAGACCGTGATCACGCCGGTCGAGTACACGCTCTCCATCCCCGTCGGCTACAAGGAGGCCAAGGTGGACAAGATGGGCGAGACCAAGAAGGTCGGCACGAAGCTCGGCGACAGCATGGCGCTCACCGTGTATCTGCACGTTCTGCGCATGTTCGCCAACGCCTGGAACACCGACGGAAAGCACAACGGCGGCGACGGCGTGAGCTGGGCCAACGCCGCGCACCCCGTCGCCTCGCGCGGCTCCTCGGGCCGAACGTTTGTGGCCGATACCGACGCCGGTACATACTCGAACATCTCCACGGACGCCTTCTCCGTTTCCGCCATCACGGCGGCGCAGGCTCGTGCCAACCGTTTTCTTACGCCCGACGGTATGCCGTTCCTGTGTGACTTTGACACGGTGCTCATTGCGCCGGAGCTCGAAGAGAAGGCGAAGAAGATGTTCGGCGAGAACGCCCGACTGATGCCTGCCGCCGATCCCGAGAGCGCCTACAACGCCGCAAACCCCGTGTACGGCATGCGCTACATCGTCATGGGCGGCGGCGCGGACGGCTTTACGAGCAAGCAGTGGGCGGTGTGCGACCGCCGACTGATGAAGGAGCTCGTGAACATCGTCTATAACACGCGCCCGACGGTGATGCAGTCGCCGCAGGACAACCCGCTGAAGGATCTTTACACCGCGTATGCCGACTTCGGCGTCGGCTGGGGCGACGCCAGACAGATCATTTTTGGAAATCCTTCCTGATTGCGGGGAACAGACGGGGCAAACCCCTCAGGCAGCGGCGCTGCCGCTGCCAGCTTCCCTGTTGGGGGAGCCAGGATAGTATTCCGCATATCTGCTTGACGCCTCTGATAGGGGAGGCGGCAAAACCCAAAGGCTCTGACGGAGGGGTTTTCTTGCGCGGAGAAAGACAATCCCTCAGTCAGCCTGTCGGCTGACAGCTCCCTTTACACAAGGGAGCCTTTGTAGGGGCGGGGCTCTGCTCCGCCCATTGTGAAAAAAGAAAGGAGAACAACATGAACGAAAAAACGAAAGACATTCTGATTCGCGCCGGAAAGACGTTCTGGCAGGCGGCTCTCGCGTACCTGCTGGCGGACGCCGCGGTGCTGCAGGAGGCGCTGACCGATTGGAGCACGGGAAAGCAGCTCCTGCTCTCGCTTGCCGTCGGCGCTGCGGCTGCGGGATTCAGCGCCGTATACAACGGCATTGTCCGCCCGCGGCTCGGAGGGGAGTGACGCTCTATGGAGCCTAACTGCCAGAATCAGCCCTGCCGTGAGCTTACGGAGCTGCAGAAGCGCTTCACCCGCTTTCAGGACGACACGGTGAAGCGCCTTGCCGCCGGGGATGTTTCGATGGCGACGATCAACACCAAGCTCAACTGGCTCATCGGCATCCTCTCCGGCATCGGTGCGGCGGTGCTCGCCGCCGTGCTGCGCATTCTCTATAACTGAAAGGAGAAACCATGAAAAAGATCGATTCCGTCTGTGTGCTCACCCTCGGTACGAGCGCGCAGACCGTCCGCGTGAGCGGACTTGCCTGCATGGTGCAGAACAACAGCGAATCCGCCAACGTGTACATGAAGGAGCGCCGCGCCGACGGCGAGGACGTCACCGCCAATAACGGCTGGCGTCTCGCGCCCGGCGAGCGCACCCCGGTACCGTTCACGGCGCTCGATCTCTCGCTCGTCGCTTCCTCCGCTGGGACGGACGTGCGCGTGCTGCTGCTCGACGAGCTTTGAGAGAGGGGCGGCGCGCCATGACGCTGGGAGAAGCGAAAAACAAGGTATACATGCTCCTCGACGAGCACAGCGCGGGCGGCGAGGTGGAGCACGACGAGGACATCGAAAAGAAAATGACCGCCTTTTTCGACACCGCGCAGAAAACGCTTGCGCAGATCCGGCGCATCGTGCGCGAATACGCGCTGCCGCTTGCCATGGGCAAGACCGCGTACGAAATGCCGCCGGACTTTTCGGCGCTGTACCGCGTCTGGGCAGACGGACGCATCACAAGAGCGCTCCGCTGGCGCGCCGGAAAGCTCCTTGTGCCGGAGGGGTACGCCGCGGAGATCGTTGTGGAGTATTTCGCCGTGCCGAATACGATCCCGCAGGACGCGCCCGACAGTTGCGAGTTCGAGATCGACGCGGAGGCGTGCGAGTGCATGCCGTATTATGTGGCGGCGCAGCAGCTGCTGCCGGATCTCGTGCTGGACTACGGCGCGATGCTGCAGATGTACGACCGCGCGGCGGCGCAGCTTGCCGCCGCGCTTCCGGGCGGGAACCGGCGCGTCGCGCAGAGCCTTTTCCGGAGGTGAGACCATGGGGAAAAAACGCGGCGCGGGGATCACCCGCACACGGTACGCCGCCTTTCGCGGCGCGGATTTTTCGACCGACCCGTCGCTTGTGGAGAGCTGCCGCAGCCCGCTTTGCACGAACATCGTGGCGGACGGCGGCGGTATGCCGCAGAAACGGCTCGGCTACCGGACGGTACGGAGCCTGGGAGACACCGTGTACGGGCTCTTCGGCGCGGAGTTCGGCGGAACGGTGAAGCGCCTTGCCCACGCCGGAACGAAGCTCTATGCCTGGGCGGACGACGGAACGCCCGCGGTGCTTCTCTCCGGTCTGCCCCGCCGCAAGAGCCGGGCGGTTTTTCTCGCCGGAAAGCTCTGGATCGTCACCGGCGGCGGGTTTTACTCTTATGATGGGACGGAGGCAAAGCGCGTATCCGCTTCGGGGGCGTATGTCCCCACGACGACGATCACGCGCAGCCCCTCCGGCGGCGGGGTTTCCTATGAGGCGGTCAACCTGCTCACGCCGTACCGGAAGAACGCTTTTCAGACCGACGGAAAGAGCGTGAAATTCACGCTCGACGGCGAGATCGACGTATCCGGTGCGGTGCGCGCGTGGGTCTGGGGCGAGGAGGTCACGGACTTCACACTCGACCGCGCGGCGGGCACGATCACGTTTCCCTCTGCCCCCGCCGCGCCGGACGCGGGCGCGTCCGACGGGCTCGTCGTGCAGTTTCCGCACACGGTGGAGGGCTACGCTGACCGCATCGACAAGTGCACGATCATCACGACCTACGGCATCGGGACGAACGACCGCGCGGTGCTGAGCGGGAACGAGGAGCTCCCGAACGTGGACTGGACGAGCGGGATGAACGATCCGACGTACTTCCCCGATCTTCTGTACAACGAGGTCGGGAGCGAGGCCACGGCGATCCTCGGGTACTGCCGTCTCGGAAGGTCGCTCGGCATCGTGAAGGAGGACAACGGGCAGGACAGCACGATCTATCTGCGCACCGCAGAGCTGCAGGACAGCGAGATCGCGCAGCCGCAGCAGCAGGCCGTGGCGGGCGTCGGCTCCATCGCGCCGGGGAGCTTCGCTTCTCTGCTGGACGATCCGCTGTTCCTATCCCGCAACGGGGTAATGGCCGTAACGACGAACAGCTACACGAGCGAGAAGATCACGCAGGGCCGCAGCTTCTATGTGAACAACAAGCTCAACGACGAACCGGAGCGGGAAAAGGCCGAAGCGGTGATATGGAACGGCATGTATATGCTCGCTCTCCCGAACGGCCACGTCTACGCGCTGGACGGGCGGCAGAACAAGACCTACCGAAGCGCGGCGCTCGGCGACTATGTGTATGAGGGATACTATTTCGAGAACATCCCGGCCTCCTGCTGGCTCAACCGGCGAGCGGGCGCGGAGGAATCGCTGTACTTCGGAACGGCGGACGGGCGAATCTGCAAGCTCAACACGGACATCGAGGACATGAGCCGCTACAGCGACGACGGCGCGGCCATCTCCGCGGTGTGGGCGACGAAGTACGACGATGACGGTACGCCCGCCGTGCTCAAGACGCTTTTAAAGCGCGGCTGCTGTGTGACCATCAAGCCGTATGCGCGCTCGAGCGCCGAGGTGTATATCCGCGCCGACCGCACCGGCGGGCACGAAAAGAAGGTCGCCGGAAAGCCGATGGACATTCTGGACTTTTCCGACATCGACTTTGAGCGCATCACGTTCAACACGGACGAGAGCCCGCAGGAGATCTTCCTCAACCGCAAGGTGAAGAATTACAAGAGATTGCAGATCATCGTCCGGAACCAGGAGCCGAACGAGGGCTTCGGCATATTCCAGATCACAAAGCATTATGTGACGGGCAATTACGCGAAGAGGTGAAGACATGAGCATACAGGAACAGAAGATTACGGAAGCCGCCATCGCCGCGAACGGCGTGCAGAGCCGGCCCGACAAGCTGACCGGCACGGCGGCGCAGAACAAGAAGGTATTCGACGCGCTGGTGACGGCGGTGGTGAAAGAGCGCTTCAACGCCCTGCTCGACGAGCTGACCGGCACGACTGCCGCGGCGCAGCTCGGCATCACGACGATCCCCGGCTTTTCGGCGGGGAACGTCCAGACGGCGCTTGAGCAGATCGTACAGGCGATGCAGGACGTGACGCAGGGAAGCGTTGCGGACGGGAGCATCACACTGGCAAAGCTCGCCGCGGAGGTGACGGCCGTCGCTCTCGGCGGCGCGGCGGCGAGCCATACGCACGGCGCGGGAGATATAAACTCCGGCGTTCTGGACGCGGCGAGGATCCCCGTGCTGGACGGCACGAAGCTCGGCGCGGGAAGCGTCGGCACGGCGCAGCTCGGCGCGGCGGCGGTGACGACGGAGAAACTCGCGGCGCTCTCGGTGCTCGCAACGCACATCGCGCAGAACGCGGTAACGGCGCAGAAGATCGCACCGGGCGCGGTGACGGCGGAGAAGATCGCCGCGGGTGCTATCATCACGGCGCTGCTCGCGCCGAACGCCGTGACCGCCGAGAAGCTCGCGAACGATATCCCGTATACGAAGTTCGGCCTTTCCGCCGATCAGGTGCGGCACGTTTATGCCGGAACGACAGAGCCGGGCGCAGAGCTCGGCAGCGACGGGGATATTTATCTCATGTATTCGGAGTGAGGTGAACGGAATGGGAACGTTCAGCACGGCAGAGCCAACGAATGTGGCGGGATGGAGCGAGGAAGTATCCGGCGAAATTGTTAGCATGTATAACCAAGGAAAGTACGGCTATGCCTACTATTCCAAATGCGCTGTTACGCGGCTTTCCGACAACTCTATCTGTGTGCGGATAAAGATGTACTCCAACGCAATCATGGGATGGGGAGCGGCAAACAAAGCGGCGTACATCCCCTGGGGCAGCAACGGCACGGAAAACGAGTTCGGCCCGAGCGAAGCGTACAATTACGGCAGCGGCTATTATCTTGCCGCCACCTATTACTACACGCTTCCGTCAACGTATACCGGCGCGACGGTGACTGCCGGAATGACCAGCGGGCACAGACCGACTACGGCAAACAGCCCGGTCACTCTTGCCGTACCGGAGCCGGTCGGCGATGTGCTGTACTTCAAGACCGGCGGGACGTGGAAGCAGGCGACGCTGTACCGCAAGGGCGGCGCATGGAAAAATGCGTCGGCAAAATTCAAAGCAGGAGGTATATGGAAATGAACGGTATCGACATTTCCCAGTGGCAGGGCGACATGGACCTGACGCCCTATAAAGACGGCTTTGTCATCATCCGCGGCGGGTTCTGGACGAGCGCGGACCCGTGGGCGGAGCGGAACATCGCAAAGTGCGAGAAGCTCGGCATTCCGTGGGGGCTTTACTGGTATTCCTACGCGCTCAACGAGGCGCAGGCACGGCAGGAGGCGGAGGCTTGTCTCAAGTTTCTTGCCGGACGGAAGCCCCGTCTCGGCGTGTGGTTTGATATGGAGGACGCGGACGGGTACAAGGCAAAGAACGGCTTTCCGGAGAATGAGACGGTCAACGCCATGTGCAAAACGTTCTGCGCGGCTATGGAAGACGCGGGGAACAAAACCGGCGTCTACGCCAGCCTGAGCTGGTTTGATACGCACATCGGCGAGACGGGGTATGATAAATGGATCGCCGCGTGGGGCGCGAACGACGGCGTGAATTATCCCGACCTCTCCGGGCAGTGCGTCATGCAGCAGTACCGGGGCAGCCCGCTGGATCTGGATATTTTGTATGTGCCGCTTTCGTATTTTGACGACGGCGCGGCGGGCGGAGCAGAGCCCCGCCCCTACGAAAAGGACGGGGAATGCGTAAGCGTCTCGGCGATGGCGCAGGAGGTGCTCGACGGAAAGTGGGGCAACGGCGAGGAGCGAAAGCAGAAGCTCGGCGCGTGGTTTTACGATCTCGTGCAGGGCGAAGTGAACCGGATGCTGGGGGTGTGAGATGAAATTACGAAAGAAACAGCCGCAGCCGGAGGTCATTTCCGGCTACGATTATTCCGACCGCACGGCGCGCGAGCGAACGGCGTACGCGCTCTTCCGGCGCGCCAAAAACGCCCGCACCGCCGTGGAGATCGAGTGGGAAAAGTACAACGATTACTACAACGGCATCCACGATGTGACGCGCGATCTCACCGAGTTCTGCCGTGAGAACGACATCCCGTGGCTCCCGGCGAGCATTCCCGATCCGTATATCCTCGTCGAGAGCCAGATCGAACCGACCGTGCCGCAGCCGGAATTTCGCGGGCGCGACGACGATCTTGACAGCGCCATGGCCAAGCGGCGCGAATTTGCCGTGCGGTACATCGCCGAGAACAACCGCCTTTCCGACATGAACACGCGCAACGAGCGCCGCCTTCTGAAGCTCGGCGATGCGTTCTGGAAGGCGTACTGGGACGAGGACATGCGTTGCGGCGAGGCGCAGGGCGATATCCGCGTGAGCGATATCCCCGTGAGCGATATCCCCGTGGAGGCGGTGTTTCCCGACCCCGCGGTGCGCGGCGGCAGCGTGCAGGACGGACAGTATCTTGACTACGTTTACCGCATCCACAAGGTGCGCTTCGCGCAGGTATTCCGCGCCGATCTCGAGGAGCTCGGCATCACGGCGGAGGAAGCGCTCGGCGAGGATTATGTGCCCCGCGGCGAGATCTTCGACATGACGAGCGCGCTGAGCGACACGGACGACACCGTACAGGTGCTCGAGCACTGGTTCCGCCAGCCGGTCGAAACGAGCGTGGACGGCGAGACGATCCCCGCCGGGGCGGTGGCGTGCTCTGTGCAGGCGGGCGGACATGAGCTGCGGTATATCCCGAACTACTGGCGGCGCACGGGCGCGCAGAACTCGCTCTTCCCGTTCGTGCACTACTGGCGCATTCAGGACGAGAACCGCTTCTGGAATAAGAGCGAGCTCTCCGCGGTGCTTGATCTCGTAGACGCCGCGGACCGCAAGCTCGCCTCGGCGCTTTTGAACGACAGCTTTCTCTCCAACGACATCCTGCTCGTGGAGGACGGCGCCCTGGCCGACGGCGAGGAGCTTACGAACGAGCCGGGCGCTATCGTGCATCTCAAGCAGGGACGCATGGGCGGCGTGCAGCGCCTCGGCGGACTGCAGAGCGTCGGCAAGGCGGCAATGGATATCACCTGGTTCAAGGAGCAGATCGAGCGCGCCAGCCGCAGCTACGACACCGGCACCGGCAAGGAGACGGCGCGCGTTACGACCGCCTCGGGCCTCTCGATGCTCCGCGCCGACGGGCGCGAGCAGGCGGACATCAAGCGCGCCGACCGAAACGCCGGGTTTGAACGGCTCTATGAGCTGCTGGACTGGCTCTGCCTGGAATTTTTCGACGACGACCGGATGCTGTATCTCGGCGCGCCGGAGGGGATGAGAGCGCCGGGACAGCGCATGATCTACAACAGCGCCGACTTTGCCCGCACGCTGCCGGAAATCCGCTCTCTCACCGGCGAGGTGGTGCGCCCGTCCCGGGAATTTTTCCCGCGGGTGGACATCACGGTGCAGGCCGCCGACGGCGCGCGGCGTGACCGGCAGACGACACTGCAGGCGCTCGACAGTCTGACACGGGCGAACGTCACGGCGGAAAACTGGCGCATCTTCGCCGCCGAGCTCGAAATTCTCGACATTCCCGACCGGCAGGAGATCGTCGGGGAGTGGGAGCGGAGGTTCGCGCCGACGGGGGAGACGACTTCCTCCGTCAACGGCTATGCCGCATACGTCTCCCGTGAAGAGGGCGGCGCTGAAGGAGGCGAGCCGGCATGAAATGTCCGTGCTGCGGCATTGAAATGCTGCGCAAAACGGCGGCGCAATGGGTGTGCCGCAATCCGAAATGCATCAAATACGATAAGGAGAAGAAAAAATGAAGGCAGTACGACTTGAGAATCTTGGAACAAAGACCCCGCCCGGCAAGAGCGCGGAGGAATGGCGCAGAAAGAAGAAAAACCTGATGGGTACGGGCTGGAGCAGCGCCCCGGCGGAAAGCGGGGAGAACGGCGGAAAGGACACGGGAGCGGCCGGAACGCCGCCCGAACGCCGCCCGACGTACAGCGAAACCATGCAGGGCTATTATGGCGACCGGTACGCCGACGCGCTTGCCGAAAACAAAACCGCCGCCGATACCGCCGCAGAGACGGCCGAGCGGGACGCGCAGGACGCGCTCGAGCGCATCCGCGGCGGATATAAGAGCACCGACCGTCAGCTTTACCGCGAGTATATGGAGAGCAAGCGCACGCTGCCGCAGCGTCTCGCCGCACAGGGCATCACCGGCGGTCTGGCGGAATCCTCGCAGGTGCGCCTTGCCAATTCCTACGGCGAGGAGCTCGTCGAAAACGAGAGAGCGCGTCTTGCCGAGGAAGCAAAGACATATTCTGCGCGCGACGCCCGGCTCGCCGCGGCGAGAGCCGAGCAGAGCCGCGCTGACGCCGAGGCGAAAAGGACGCACGGCGAGAGTCTTGCCAAGCTCTGGCAGGAGGCGGAAAAGCACCGGCGCGAGGACGCCGCCAAGACTGCCGCGCTGCTCGCCGCGGCGGGCGATTACTCCGGCTATGTCGGCATGGGGCTCACGCAGGAGCAGGCGGACTATCTCGCGGAGATCTGGATGGGGCGGAACGGCGCTCTTGCGTCGCTGCGCCGCGCGCGGAACGCCGGAAATGCCGGAAACTCCGGCTCCGGCTCAAGTCTCGCCGACACGCTTTCCGAGTCGCTTCTCATCAAAGCCGAGCGCGGCGCGGACGCCGCCGTGGAGTATATCGCCGCGCAGCTCGCCTCCGGCACCATCCGGAGCGACGAGGCGGAGGAGATCTGGAAGCTGCTCCGCGCTTCGGGGGAGAGTGATATTTAA